GGTTGATGTTAAATATCTACAGCTAGACCCTGAGACTTTCAAATCAGGATGGGGTAGGTATACAAAGGCTGATGGTTTTGAATATAAATGGGATGCTAAGTTTGGTTCAGTTGAGCCTAAACCTGCAGATGATTGGAAAAGAGCCTTTTCATGTTGGGTTATGCCACATGGTGCGGAACATGCTTATCTATGGCAGAGGTTTACTTATGCTGAATCTAGTGCTTTTGATAGTATTTTAGATTTGTTTTGGAATGACATAGCTAACAATGCAGGCAAGTTGCCAGTTGTAGAGTTTACTGGTTCAAAAATCATACAAGTTGGCATGGGCAGTTCTTCTGAGCTTTCATTTAAGTTCAGTAAATGGGCTGATAGGTTTGATGGTAATAACATACCTGAATGGTATATAGACCCTAATGCACCAGCTGATGATGATGATGGTTTTGTGTCACCAAATGAAGGACTTGCAGACAAAGTTGCTGAAATGGTAGCAAAGACAGAATTAACTGACGATGACATTCCATTCTGATGCAGTCTGTTGATTGGGTAAAAATAGCACCTGAAGTTGCCAAGCAGCTTCTAGGTGAGCCTAAGAGTATTTCATCGACTGAATATCGATGGGGTACTCATGGCAGTATGGTTCTTAACCTAGAGAAAGGCACTTTTTATAGTTTTGAAGAGGGCTTTGGTGGTGGGGTTACAGATTTAATTAAATATCTTGATGCAGATCTTTCAACAGTTTTAAAGCAGTTTGGTTATGATCAAGCATTGTCTTCTGATTCCTTACTCAACGTTAACGAGACTCCCCCAATAGTCGTTAACAAAGGCAATGCTAGATCATTCGATAGAAGCCAACTTGTAGACTTATTTAAACAAGCGGTTGTACATTTACAGTTCAGCGATAGTTTTATGGTTATGAGGTTTCCTGACGGTCATCCTATAAAACAAAAATATGCACCATTTAGTAAAAACACAGATAATTCATGGTCATTAAAAAGACCTGAAGGCTTGATGCCTATATATTTTAAAGATAAGAATAAAGATAAGCCTATACTTATATCAGAAGGCGAAAAAGCTACACTTGGTGCAGAGAAGATATATAAAGGCGATTGTGCAACGTGGCATGGTGGGGTAAATAGTTGGCAAAAGGCAGATTGGAGTCCTATTTTTGGTAGAGAAGTTTGGTTATTTCCTGATAATGATGAAGCTGGTTTTAAATGTGCTAATGATATAGCTAATATGTTGGTGAATAATAAATGCACAGTAAGAGTTGCTACACCACCTTCACATTTTGAGCCTAAAGATGATTTATGGGATGCGAATCAAAGAAATGATTTCAAATCATCAGAAGATTTAGAAAAGTACATGCAGAATTTTGCACAGATAAAACCTAAAAAGCCTAGTCTATATTTTCAAACAGTTGATGAAATTATGTCTAACATAGGTGAGCCTGATTGGTTGATTGATAAGTGCATAGAACGTGGCACAGTTACATCTATATTTGGTGCTGCTAAAAGTGGTAAGTCATTTATAGCTATTGATATGGCATGTGCTGTTGCATCAGGTAGAACTTTTTATGGTTATGGAACTAAACCAGCAACAGTGCTTTATTTGGCAGGTGAGGGTTTTACTGGTGTTGGTAGACGTATTAAATCCCATGAGCAACATCATAGTTATAGTTTAAAGAATAGAGGAACAAGAATTGGTGATAGTGAAGACTTTAAGAATCTGCAAGAGGTTTGTAGAGCTATTGAAGAAAAACATGGGTCTATAGGAATGATTATTGTGGACACTTTAGCTAGAAACTATGGTTTAAACGAGAATAGCACAGAGGATATGAATAAGTTTATACAGCATATAGATGATTTAAAAGAAGAATTCAATGCATCTATTGTTATTGTGCATCACACTGGACATGGCAGCGGTGCAAGATCAAGAGGAAGCTCAGTATTACCAGCTGCACTAGATTATGAGTTTAAGGTAGATAGAGATAAGAATAGTGATGACAAGGCTATGTTAGTTAACTTAAAGCAAACATTAGTTAAAGATGGCACGCCTATTGAAGAAATGTATCTTAAATTCCAAGAGGTAGAGTTAAAAGGATTTAAAGGTGTTACATCAGGACTATTGTTAGAAACTGATGAAAAACCTAAATATGATATATGGACAAAGACAAGAGTTGAAACTATTAAAGCTATAGAAGATTATCAAATGGAAATAAATCCAAAAAGACCTATAGATGTTTGGATTGGCTCAACTATGTTGGGTAATGTTATGAAAATTAAAAAGCCAACAGCACAGACAAGGTTAGGTGATTTAAAAGACATGGGTATGGTGCATTATCATAAAGATAAAGGTTACCAATCAAAAAGGTGGGATGATGAATTGTATAAGTAGGTTTGTTTTTGGTTGGGTTTTGGTTGGGTTTTGGTTGGGTTTTTACCCCAAATTATCAAAAAGTTGGTTGGTTTGGTTTGCTTTTTCTAAAGCAACCAACCCAAACCACTTAGAAATTCACAAAATGAGACCAAACCAATGAAAACATATTTAGATGAAAATTTAGAGACTAAGTTAAAAGAATTAAGAATTTATGAATCTGAGACTTATGAGAAGTGGGGTAGTAGAAAAAGAATATTTAAAATGATTGGTGTTGATTTTGAGATTAAATTTTGTAGAGCTGAACAAATGTTAAGAGATACACTTTACAAAGGCAATCCAAAAAAGAAAATGCAAATGGTAGAAATGATGCATAGAGCTTTTGTTGCTTTGAATAAGAGTTGTGAAGAGAGTGGTTACATAATGATTCAACCAAGTAGCAGATGTTTTAACTTTGACAAGAAGACTGCCATTGTTTGTGATACTGATGATGAGAAGCCAGTACTAATGAAAATACATAAGAATGAACCTGACATGATGATATTTAGTGTAGAAGAATTATTGCGATGCATACCAAAAGATTTTATGGAAGCTAAACAGCTACTAAGCAAATTAGATAAGTCAGTAAACTTTAAAAGAATTGATCATGTCTAAGTGGCATGGCGGTAAGGGTTCAGGTAGAAAGCCTGAAGATAATAAGAAATACCAAAATAACTATGAAGCTATCTTTGGTAAGAAAAAGAAGAAAAATAAAAAAAAGGAGAAAAGTAAATGAGTATTAAAGATAAAATATATTTTGAAGCGTCTGATTGGTCGTTGAATAATAAAATTAAAACAAAATGGGGTAAATGGGAGTATTCTGAAAGAGGTTATTTAGATTATAAAAATTTCTATACAATAGATTTAAAAACTAAAAACAGCAATTCAAAATTATTAGATTTGATTTTTCAAATAAATACAAAGGATAATCAAAACTGGGATGAGTATTGTGTTAATGATTTAATAAAAGCCTTAAATGACATTCTTTACCCACAAGCAAATTGCTGTTCAGGTGGTGAAAACAAAAAATTTTCTGCTAGAGAGTTATGCGAAAAATATGATGAAAGATTAAAGTTTGAAAAATTAATTAGCAAACGAGCTGCAGCAATAATTAAGAAAAAGAAGGATGATAAACAAAGCGATAGATAGATTTTTTGAGTGGTCATTCAAAAGGACTGCTGACAAAATTAACAAAAGGAGTAAAGTAAAAATGAGTATGAAGAAGAAGCATGACCCAGTGTCACGACCTGCACACTATAACAACGGGAAGGTTGAGTGCATTGAGTATATTAAACAACAGTTAGGCAAGGAGTTTCCTAGCTATCTTGAAGGCTCAGCCATTAAGTATATACATAGACACCGTATGAAGGATGCCAACATACAAGACTTACAAAAGGCTAAATGGTATATTGATAAGTTGATAGCACATTATGAGGAACTATGACAATAACAATAAACGTAAAGACTAACGATAAAGAACTAAAGAAACAAATGGGATTGTTTAAGAGAAAACACTTACCTGATGCTACTGCTAAAGCTATAAACAATGTAGGTGCAAAGGTAGTCAATGCACAAAGAGCACAGATACAAAAGAGATTAGACAGACCAACACCATTTACCATTAAGTCAGTTGATATGCCTAAGAAGTTTAGAGCTAAGCCTAGTGATCTTTCAGCTCTTATCTTTGTCAAAGACATTGCAGCCAAGTATCTTAAGTATGTATATGAGGGTGGTATAGAGAAGGCTAAGAAGTCATCCATACTTGCACCAGTTACATCAGCAGGTGGTGAAAGGTTGAATAAGTTTGGTAATGTTATAGGCAAGAGAAGTAACAAGGCTGATGCACCTAAGAAAATATTTTACACAAACAATGCATTGTGGAAGAGAGAAGGTAAGGACAACCTTAAGCTGTTAGCTGTATCTAAACCATTTATTAAACACAGAAAGTTTTTAGACTTCTTCAAGATTGCTATAGGTGTAGTCAACAATAACTACAAGAAAGAGCTAGATAGACAAATTAGGAAGGCGGTCAGGAAATGAGTAGGTTCTTACTGAAGGCTGAAAGCATCGAAGGTTGCGAT